ACCGCTGACAAGATTGGAGGCAATGGCAAGCACTGCGAGGACGATGTTTGCCGGAGATGGAGCAAAGAGGCAAGCCAGTGCAAGAATAACCCCCAGTACGGCGAGAACTGTAGCCCAAAAGGGCTCGGGAATCTTCATAGCGTTCCCTTCCCGCTGCAAACGCAGCATTTTAGATGCTCCTGAATTCCTTCGCGATGGCCGACTTCAATCCAACCTTTGCCGTCGCAAAGAGAGCAGAGGCGCTTCCAAAACAGGTTTTTGATAAACCAAATCATATTGAAATCATGATACACCAGATGTGGATTGCTTCACGGCAGAATCGTACGCCTTTTGCAGATCAGCGCAGTATTTGATAACGCCAGTTGGCGGATTGACTGTCTTGTGTCCCAAGTTCCAGATTTGCCCGATCTCAGTCAGGTTCTTGGGCTCAAAGTGCGCCACGTAGGAATTGAAGTGGCTTACGCATCCGCGGGCACAGTCGTCGAGGTTGATCTCGAGTTCGACCGGCGAGAACCCTGGGTAGTTGATAAGCATGAGTTGCCATGGGCCAAAAGAGGACGCCCCGAGACGGCAGTACTGGGCCACAAGCGCACGCTGCGCAGGACTCGAAGCCCATACCGAACCACCTACATCGTATGCGGGTTCATGCCGCGGCCCGCAGTCGTTGCCAGTGCTGCTCTCGTTAGAAGCCAGGGCTGCCATCACACGTTCGCCGTCGAGTTCTGTCGGGACTTTCAATACCGGACCACACTTTGCACATGCGGCCAGGACGTCCATCTTTGGAAAGCTGTTCATGTTGCCCTCATAGGTCGTCGGGTTGCGGAAGATCGCGGGGCCATCCCGGATTAGGACTCGGTGTATCCATGGCGTACCCGTTTTAGTGCGCACGGAATATCAAATTTGTGACCCAGCCCAAGAACGCTCCCATGATGCCAAAGGCGGCCGCGTAGCCGGTCATGAGGATCTTCCACCGTTCCTGGGCGGTCAGTCGGTGGTTGAGTCCTTCGATAGCAGCGGGGAGGTCTTTTGTGCGTTCCACTAGTAACGTTAGGTCGGTCTTCAGTGCCGCTAGTGATGCGCCATGCTTTTCGAGTAGCCTTGTCTGCGCATTCTCTCGCTCTTTGGCGAAGTCATCGCGCTCTTTGGTCAGCCGCTCAATGTCCTTTTGGAGAGCGTTCACCCCCGCGAATTGGCTTACGTTCGTTCTGCGCTCAACCATTTTATCTCCAGATCGTGTCCAACTTAAAAAGCAAAAAGTGTGCAGTAGACCTAAATGACTTGGCGCCCTAATTCTTGGCCGCTGCTTCCATCGCTATCAAACCCCTAATCGTGATGGACATGGCAGTAGAGTGTCGGAGTATGTGAATTTGCCGGGCCAATCGGAGCCACCTCGTAGTAGGTAAATCCCGTGGTGGTGAGAGTACCTCCGACAGTGAACATAAAACTTGATCCGTCAGTCTCGCTGCTGGCGTCAGTCTCATTCCCCCAGCAAACTGGGATGTAAATTGCATCAGAAAGAGCGGGGTATGTTGGAGTCGCCGAAGTTGTGAAATTAAGCGTCGCGGTGCAATACGTTCGGGTTCCGCTCGAAGGCGGCAGCGTGCATCCGGTGAATGAAAAATAATAATCCACCGCGGTGGATGCAGTTATGGAAGCGGCTCTACCTTGCGCGTCCACTGTGATTGATGAGGGGTTGCTGTATGTCCCGGCGGTTCCGACAGCCGGCAACCCCACGTTGGTTTTTCCGGTTCCGTTTGTGCCAACCACCGTTCCATCAAAATTCAGGACAGGCTGCTGAGTAAGAGCCGATCCTGAATTTTGCACAGTTTGATAGTAGAGCGTGGCAGCGGCCGGGAGTGGATTGCAGAGTGCGTTTCCGTTCGCAGATATTCCGTAAGCGTAGTTTGTGAGTGGATTGCAATCGGACGGAGTTGCCGCTAGAGCGGAAGCTGTCGCAGCGTTGCCGGTTAGAGGCCCGATAAACCCGGCGGCGTCAGTAAGCGTCCCTGTCATTGTTCCGCCGGCAGCCCAATTGTCATCCAAGGTCACATCGGGAACGAAATACTGACCGTATGACGAATTGATAAGTTGCGCGTAGTGGCCGACTGGTGCGCAGAAGAAGTAGTTTCCGCCCGCATCTGACGTAAATGGATTTGTGGGGGTTGCCGTGCTGAGGGATGTTGAGGTGAAGATATTTACCTTGTTCGCCACGCAATTCGCTGCTGTCGAACCTGGTGTGCAGAGCGCAACCGTGGCGTAGGGAATCGGAGCAATGACGCCGTTTGAGATGGTCTGTGCGACATTGTTCAGGCAAACTCCGATGGGAGCCTGGGCGATGGCAAAGGCTGCGCAAAGCCAGAGAGCGGCGAGGGCGATGATGCGCTTTACTGATCGATTCACAGGGCCTCCGGAGACTTCACCAACTGTGGGCCAGCAACTACGGCCTCTTGCGGTTTCGAGTCCTGATTTACCGCCTGTTGCTCGATGCGCCCAACGATCTGAGTCGAAATGATCTTCCGGCACTCCGGGTTCCCGCAGAAGATGATGGCGCCAATCATGCCGCCAGGAAAGATCTGGTTCATAATCGAGAGCCGGGCCGGATCGTCTGCGCAATACGGGCAGGCTGGCAGCATGACAGGAGTCACAATAGCGGTTTCGTTCGGTTCAATCTTCGTTTCCATCAGTGTTCCCTCCAAAGTAAAGACTCGCCACTGGGCCTTGATAAGAGGCTCTGTGGCGAGTCAGACTGGTTCTGTACCCGTCAAAGCGATTGTACCGCACCTTAGTAGCGATAGAATGCCAGATGCGTGGCCGTGGGCGGCGGGGCGATGGTGTAGGTGATCGTTGCACCGCTCAACGTGAAGTCAACTCCTCCCGGCTTCAGGACTTGCCATCCGCGGTAAAGGCGAAGGCTGGCACCCGGGTTAGGGGATTGGGGCAGCGTGAAGACCTTGTTGGTCCCGTTCAATGTTCCGGTCGGGGTAATCCAGTCGGCAAAGTTTGGTTCGGTCCCGCTTCCGGCATAGGTGCCCCACGCAAGGAAAGATGCGCTGCCAATCGGCACTGATGGCACAATGACGTTGCCGTCAAGAATGTAGTAGTCTTTTTCGCCCTCTGCAAAGACGGAATCGAGCAAGCATCGCGCCGGCTTGAAGAAGTTGATGATCGTGGCCATGTAGCCGAGTTGATCGGGAGACGCGCCAAAACTCTGGAACATCCCATTGCGGTAGAGTTCAATGGAAATCGGGGCGTCTGGCAGTACCAGATTCGAACCCGATACGGTCGGCACAACGGCATCGAAGTAGAGCGGCGTCCCGTCCGTGGCCTTGCGCATCAGGACGCACAGCGAAGAATTCAACGCAGGAGCAAAGGCCATCGTGAGTCCTGTCCCAGCCGATGTGTAGTCAACGCCTGAACGCTGCAAGAGCCCGTTGTAGAAGACGCGCAGAGAGTTGCCAACCGGAACCGAGGGGAGGCTGAATACGCGGTTGCTTCCGTCGATGACTCCGGTCTGTCCAGACCCGCTCACTCCAACGCGGAAGACTGCCCATCCTTGGGTCGCAGGATATGACGATCCACCCCACGATGCCTGCCCCTCGGAGATTGTTGCGGTGAATCCGCAAAGTGCGAGTGCTTGGATAATTGCCCCAGGAGTGCCCATGATCTTGTGCAGTAGCAGCGCGTTTTGAATGATGGTCTGCGCAGTGACACCCAACGACTGCATCGGGACACTGGGAACCATCATGTCGAGTTCCCATATCAAATAAGGCAAGATGGATGTCGGGAGATTGTTGCCTAGAGTCCTGATAAGCAGAGGCGTGAGGTCGAGGGACTCAAGGCGCGCAGAGAGTTGCATGTGCGCCTGAGTGCGGAGGTCATTGATCGAAGATGCGGGCCTGAGATTGTTTGCCATGTTGCTCAGGCCCTCCTTTGGCCCATCACTCTATCGTAGATTCTGGTCCTGCTCAGGCACCGCAGTGCCCACAACTTTGCAACTACGGTAGGACCACGCTCCCTATCACCTGTGCCGCGTTCACCGAGGCTAGCCAGTTCGCTTTCTGTACACCCGCTATAGGCAGCGCCGCCGCTAATGCTGTCTGTGGCGTGTAGGGCACGGCTGGAATAGCCGGGGTAATCACCGTGGCTCCATCCGCTGCGTACACTGCCGGTGTGCCTGTGGGAGCGGGAACGTGGACATCGGTTTCTCCGGTGACCCCATTCCCGCCGTCAAACAAGAAGCCAAAGTCGAAGCTCCCATCCGACTGGCCCTTCGGACCTGGTGCAACACCCGAACCCTTACCAACCCGCAAACTCCGCGTACCAGCCTGCTCCGCCTATACCACCAGCACCACATGTGGTGTAGGCCCCGCATGTCCCGCCAACGCCACCAGTTACGGTGATCGTCGGCCAGGTGCTCACCGAGGCTTGGGAAGACAGAATCACCGCACCGCCGCCGCCGCCGCCACCTGCACCAGTAGAATTCGCCACTGATGATGTACCAGCGGACCCGCTGGCACTGATAGTTCCAGTGTGCGTTCCGTCTGTCCCGGTAATCGCCGCGCAGATCAATGTCACTCCTGCCCCGGCATTACCGCCCGTCCCGCCCGAGCTTCCTCCTTGACCGCCAACCGTGCCGGTCATGTACAGCCCGTCCGTTGAATTCGCATTAGTCCAACTCTTCTGCCAAGTATTCGTGGGAGCGGAGCTACCAGAACCTCCTGCGCCTCCGCTTGCTGCGCCCGCTGAACCGCCGGAAACCACCGAAGCGGAAGTTCCTAGCATTGTGTAGATATTCGATGCAGCCGTTCCTGCCGCCGTACCGCCGCCACCGCCTCCACCGCTGCTTCCGCCATAAGCTGTGGT